AATCTGTCAATTTGCTTCATAACAAAGAAATCTTTATCAGTGTATTGTGACAAAGAATAATTCAACTCTTCTATTATTCTATGTAAGATAAAGGTCCAATTTCCAAAATTACTCATTTCCATTGTATTGACAAATTGTGTTGAATCTCTATTTGTATCTTCACCGAAGGTTTCTCTGTCAGTTTGACTCAACTCTTCTTTCTGTTTAGAAAAATTGTTCCATAGTTGCACACTGGGCTTCTCAGAAAACATAAAGTTCCAGAAACCATTATTCATACATCTTTTAACATCATCAGTATCATCTTCTAAATGCAAGATAGATTTGCTGTTTTTATATTTGTCAACGACTTCTTGGACACCTTCTTTGAACATCTTCTTTGCCTGTACTCCGTCACCAGCCAAGTAAACCCTTGCTTCGTAATCCAGGTCCACAAAAACTCTGTGGTAGACATTTCTTTCTTTCGTCAAGTTCTTAACCCAGGTCTTTGTTTCTGTTGTTGGTTGATGGAAAACAGGAACTTTATCTTCAAAAACTCCGATTCCTGTTCTCACAGATCTATTAGCAGAAATCCACACTCTCATTAAAGGATCATTTATATCAAACTCTTCTTCTAAAGTGCTCTGAGCATATACAATAGCATCTCGATCACTTTTAGATAAAACAGACTCAGAAATCCATTCCACTTCTAAATCATCAAACTTAAAGCAAGGGAAGATAGAAATTGGTTTCACCTTTTCTTGATGTCCTAAAACTTCACTAACCTCCTTAATTCTTTTCTTGTAATTCCCCACTTCTGTCTCGATGGTTTCTCTAGAAGACTTAATTAATTCTTCTCCTAATTTTGCTTGTGTTTCTGGCCAGTACTTGTTTACTACTTTCGCAGTGTATCCTGGATTGTCAAATATCAACTTCATTTTGTCCAGAAATTCAGGACTAACAGCAGTTTTCCCTTTTGGAATTTTATTGTAATCATTTGCTATATTAGCAGATTCTGTGATTTTGACTTTTATTTCTTTCCTCATATCATCTTCCTCATCAACAGTTTTA